TGTTGTTTCCCAGTCACGATCAGCGGTAAGCTGGCTTATTACGATGCGCCCAACGGCAACGTAGTCACGATCCGTCCGAAAGACTTCATTGTGAAGAAGCAGGACGGGTCTATCCAGGTTATGTCAAGCATTGATTTCGATAAAAATTATCGAGAAGTTGCAAACAACAAAAAATCGGCCAATAATAACAAGGAGTCGAAGGCTCCGCAGGATAACTTTGTATAGAGCCCTGCATGCGCCTTGATACAGGCCCCTCGCGGTAGAGGATAAGCCGACAAACTGTTTATCCTCTACTATTTACGAGGTGGATCATGAGCGATCAAGTCTCTACCGCGTTTGTGCAGCAGTACACGACTAATGTACAGCTGCTACTCCAACAACGTGGTTCAAAACTACGCAACTTTGTAATGCAAGGTAGCTACAACGGCAAGGCTGCGAAAGCAGTTGAGCAAATCGGCGCAGTGGCCGCGCAGAAGCGCACAACCCGCCACGGCGATACCCCACTAATCAACACGCCACACGATGCACGTTGGGTACACCCCAATGACTTCGAGATCGCGGATCTGATCGATGATCAAGATAAGCTACGCATGTTGATCGACCCCCAGTCTTCTTATGCGGTGAACCAAGCGTATGCCATTGGGCGCGCGATGGATGATGAGATTATCCGCGCCGCACTGGGTACGTCATTGACTGGCGAGAACGGCTCAACGTCTACGGCGTTTGACACGTCTAACCAGCAGATCGCCGCAGGCGCTGCCGGCCTGACCATTGCCAAGCTTCGTGATGCCAAGCGCATTTTGCTGGGCAACGAAGTGGATGTGGACATGGATCCGCTGTGCATGATCGTGACGGCTCAACAGCTCGACGATCTACTAGGCACGACTGAGGTTTCCAGCGCAGACTACAACACCGTGAAGGCACTTGTGCAGGGTGACGTAGACACGTTTATGGGCTTCAAATTCGTCCACTGTGAACGTTTGGGCGTCGATGGTTCCAGTAACCGTCGTGTCATTGCGTTCGCTAAATCAGGTATGCACATGGGCTTGTGGAATGATATTAATTCCCAGATCTCGCCTCGTGCAGACAAGTCATACGCAACACAGGTCTACACCAAAGCCACGTTCGGTGCGACACGTACCGAAGAGGGCAAGGTCGTAGAGATCTTGTGTACAGAGAGCTAGGAGGTAGCTGATCATGGCCAATAACGATTCAACTATCGTCACCAATCTCGAAGCAACGCCTAGCTCAGTCGCGGACGCGTCCGTACTGTATGGCAAGCAACGAGCTTTGGTGGAAACGTTTGAGATTGCAGCAGCAGACAACAACGCGGACACGTATACACTGTTCCCCGTGTCGTTGGATGCGCGCATCGACGATCTTCAAATCTTTAACGACGCGATCACGGGCGGCACGGATTACGATATCGGGTTCTACAAGATCACCGATAACGATCTGGGTGCGGCGATTGACGCGGACAAGCTGATGGACGGGCAGTCTATGGCGTCGGCACGTAACGTGTGGACATCTGTGCTGGGCTTAGGCACCAGCGCGGTGGACTTGGGCACGGAAGGCGCGGAGAAGGTGTGGGAGCTTTGCGGCTACGCATCCATTGACGCGGCACGAGACGCGAACCAGACCAACCAAGTGTACGTAGTGATTACCGCGAACACGGTCGGGACGGCAGCCGGGTCGCTGTCTGTCAAAGCAGTACTGACAGTCGAGTAAGTCTGAGGGGGCTTCGGCCCCTTTTGTTTACAGGAGATACCCGTGTCACTAGTGAAACTGTCGGGGCAGTTTACAACGACAGGTCAGTCTGACGAAGTACGTGTATCTGGCTGGTTCAACTTGTCGCTGTCCGGCACGTGGGCCGCGAGCCTGACTGTGGAGCGCTCATTCGATAACGGAACGACGTGGGTATCGGTTGAGAGTTTCACCAGCAACGCAGAAAAACGCGGGTATGAGACGGAAGATGTGTTATACCGGATTAGCTGCGCCAGCCATACCAGTGGCACAGTGGACTATCGAATTTCGAGGTGACGAATGAAAGGCACACTTACAAAAAACGCGCCGAGGCAAGAAGGTCTCCGAATTAACGGGGAGGCGGCGCTCGCCCTGTATGGTGGCGGCGCAGTTCGGCTCCTTAGACAACTCGGGGACGGCCCCTATTTACCCTTGACGGACGCGAGCGGTGAGCAGGTAGAGTTCTTCAGCGAAGATGTTCTATTCAACGGTGACATTACAAACAAGTGTCCACAGGCACGGTTTGCGTTGGAGCTGATGGAGGGGACGAAAATTGATTTTACCATTCTTGAATGCTAGGTGACCTATGATCAGTTCAAGTTTGAAAATGCGGAAAACGTTAGAGCAGCTTGATCCGAAGAAGATCGAGAAGCAGATCAAGTCTTTGGAGCTGGCGGAAGAGCGCAACAAGAAAGCGGTGAAAGCCGCGCTTGAGGCGCAGGGCATCCGTGCCGCAAAAGCCGAAGTCAAAGCGCTAATCGACGAGACTTTGGTGCAGGCGAAAGACGACGCGGCGTCGGCGGCCATGCTTCGAGAAGAAGCGGAGCAGATACTGGAGGACGCGAAGTCACAGTACTCTCGGAACGCGCACAAAGCGAAAGAGCTGGATGCGCGGGAGCAGGAGCTAACCAAGAAAACTAGGGCTCTGCAAGTGCAGCAGCTAGAGATCGAGAACGACCGCCGCAAGGCAGATGACGCCTTAGTTATGGCACAGAAAGCACGAACCGATGCCGAGGCGCGGGTCGAACGAGTTAAGCGGCGACTTTCAGGTTTGGAGGAATAGACAATGGCAACAGGTGATATCATTTGGTTTGAAGAGGCTCGAACACTTGATTATTTTGCAGGCTGGGCGCTGACCGACGACATCAAGGTGGCAATTCTTGATAACACTACCGCGCCTACAGCAGCAACCGCGACTCCTGCACTAGCAGATTTCACTGAAGTTGGTACAGCGGGCTCTTACACTGCGGGAGGTACATCCCTCGGTAACTGGGGCACCGTCTGGAGTGAGGCAGCCGGAACAGGCACGATGGATTCGGCTACAAATCCCACATGGGCACAGAATGCTTCCAACGATACCGATGCGTATTGGGGCCTTATATATAACGACACACAAGCAGGCGATCCTGCCGTAGCGTATGTGGAACTTGGCGGCCCAGTAGATATGTCGGCAGGCAGTCTGACGATTACGTGGAACGCGTCGGGCATCTGTACACTCACTGCGGTCTAGTACCATGAATTACACAGTGCTCAAGTCAGAGCTGGATAGTGGAAGTTACAGTGTTGACCCGCAGCTAGCAGCGGAAGAGCTCAACGCTGTGACAGAGACGGTAAACGGTTTAGCAGAGTCCGGATTAATCCGAGGCTATTTAGCTAAGATCGGCAAACTGTTTGAAATTAACGAGGCGTCGAAAGATCCAAATAGTCCAGTCAAAGACATTGCGTGCGCGGTTGTGATGACGTTACAGCCTGGCGGCACAATAGATTTTGCCAGTGCAGGCAATCAAGCGATGCTGGATGTTGTGGTGACGGCGCTAGGACTAACAGAAGAAGACAAAAACGCAATTTTAAGTTTTGGGCAGCGACAAGTGAGTAAAGCGGAGTCGCTAGGGCTGGGCAAGGTCAGGGCCTGTGACATCGAGCGAGCGAGGGCCTTGTAATGGCGATTAGTACCGATGCGTTAATCGAGTTTTTTGGCACACAGGATACCGTCACCAGCTTATCAAGCTCCGTCACTAACGGGTCGTTCAGTGTGGCAGGGGATGTTACGACATGGACAAATGACGACGATGCCCCGATGGCGAGCGTAGTATTTGAGGGTACGTATTCAGTCGCGCCGGATGCGAATAGCTCGGTTAACCTTTACGCCCGTTTGATGAATATTCAGTCAACGAATGATCAAGATGCCCCAGACGCTAACTATGGCCACGTGTACTTAGGATCATTCCCACTGAATGATGTAACAACCGCACAATACATCTCTATTGACGTAACACTGCCTAACACTAAAACATCTCAAGAGTACGAGTTCTACATCGAGAACGATGGCGGTCAGACATTAAGCGCTGGCTGGGACTTGTACGTCACGCCTAAAACCTATGGCCCTCACGCATAAGGAGCCTGTTGCATGGCTCTTTTACAGCTACCTAAACACCTACATCCTGACTTTTCAATACACAATAGGAAACCTATCGAGGCGGTTGAAATAGACTGGACTAACCCGCTTACGAAAGACCTACTTTACTTCTTTATATGGCAAAAAGGCCTTCCATATGACCTCGTAACTAAACAATTTGTTACGCTATCGCCATCCGGTATACAACTAAAGCACGACTCCCAAGGGGCTTATGTCGAACATTCCGGTAGAGCGCAAGCCTCTAGCTTCTCCCCTTGGAGTGATATAGGGAATAGCTCTTTTACTGTGCTAAGTAGATTTCGTCAGCCGCTTTCGTCTAGACAGACCCTGTTCTGTAGTCGTCAAGCCAATAACGTTAGTCAGATAGAATTACGGCTAAATGCTAATAATTTCGGTGTAGCAGAGGCAGGAAGTATTTGCTTTTATGTCAAGGACAGTACTGGCCCAGGGACAGCGGCTAGTTCCGTGATTAACGGAGATTGGCAAACCGTCGTTGGCGTAAAAAATGACGGTGACCACCAACTTTATGTTGATGGATCGCAAGAAGCATCATCAGCGAAGGTGAACGAAAACTTAAGCGGGTCTCCGGATTTTGTGTTTGGCGGTTTACCTAATACAACAACAATCGAATTCACAGGCGATAGATCCGTAGATATCGGATGGTCTGACGCTAAGACTCCTAGAGACATTTCCTCTCTTAATGACGATCTCTATCAAATATTAAAGCCCGCAACGCCTCAATTCTATTTTGTGCCAACAGGCGCGGCGGGCGACACAAATGTCAATGCCAACACAGAAGCGCTCACATTAACGGAGCAGCAGGCCAGCATCACGCTCGACGTTAACATCAATGCCGCGACAGAAGCACTGACAATCACAGAGAACCAAGCGACGGTCTCTCTGGGCGTCAATGTCACTGCGAATACCGAAAACTTAACCCTCACCGAGCAGCAGGCAGACATAAGTTTTGATGTTGACATACAGGCGACGACAGAAAGCCTGACGATCACTGAGCAGCAGGCCAGCATAAGTTTTGATGTCGATATACAGGCGGCGGCAGAAGCGCTGACGCTCACCGAATACCAAGCGGCGATCAGTACCGATGGCGCTACCAATGTCCAAGCTAACGTCGAGTCTCTGGCCTTAACGGGCCAACAGGCGACGATAGCCTACGACATCAATGTTCAAGCCAACACAGAAGCGCTGACGCTGACTGAGTATCAGGCGTCAGTGTCAATCGGTACGAATGTTCTTGCGTCATTAGCCCAGCTCACGCTAACAGAGAACGCAGCAGACATCGGGATCGACGTCAACGTCAATGCCGCCGCAGAGTCGCTAACGCTGACGCCTAACGCTGCGACGATTGCGGCGGGCGGCACGACTCTCACCTCACAGGACATCACAAACATAGTCAACGCCATCTTCGCGCACATTGTCGAGAATGGCGAGACTTTCGAGGAACAGCTAAGATTAGTAAGAGCAGAGGCCGCAGGCAAGCTCTCGGTGTCAGGCACCACGGTAACGATACGTGATGCGGCAGACGGCAAAGACCGGATCACTGCAACCGTGGACGCTAACGGGCAGAGAACGTCAGTTTCGACGGACGGGTCGTGATGGGGTATTATGCGAGCAACTATCATCGAGCAAATTACTACGGGTCGAATTACTACAGGCCGACGCTGCTCGATGGCCCTGGATTCTTCATCCCCGTGGCAACCAGTTTCTTTACTAACATCTTCGTGGATATTCTGGAGTAGGTATGGCCAGTATCGTTGACATTTGCAACCGTGCGCTCTCTAAGCTGGGACAGATACGCATTACGTCATTGACGGACAACAACAAGGCCGCGAAAGCCTGTAACCATGCGTATGAATACGTCCGTGACGCCGTGCTCCGCGACCACGTGTGGAACTGCACAATGGCCCGCGTACAGCTTGCACCACTCAGCACCGCGCCTTCTTTTGGGTTTGACTACGCTTACCAGCTTGGATCGTGACTGGGAAAC